TATTTTCAAAATAGTCAATGTTGTATCTTGAAGCAAGTTGATCTCCAATTAGAGATGGCATTGCAGAAACAATGTCTGGAATACCATAGTATGTGTTTAGTGGAGAGTATGACTTAAGATGAATAATCTCATTTGCACGACTATCTGCTGTTACTGGGTTTGGATTGGTTGCACCAAAATTTCTGAAATAAACAACAGCCTGACCAATAATTTGAAGGTAGCCATCATTAAGTCTACGAACACGAACAGTGGTTGCTGGGATATGTCCAATGTAACCAATCTCGCCCTTGATTGTTCTTCCAACTTCAATAAATCCATTTCCAGTTGCTTCAACATCTGTGTAAACCTTTTCCATGATCTTTGTAAAACTATCATCATCGTTAAGGTTTTCTAGCCAATCACGTAATTCAATCTTGGCTCTTTCAATTCTGTTTCTTGCTCTATCTGTTGCTGAGTCATCTTCTGACATTTCCAGTCTAAGAGCAGTTCTATCTGCAATATCAAAACGATATCCAAGACCTACAATATTCTCTACCTTTGCATCAATTGCTGCATGGTTAGCAAAAGATGTATCATAAAAGTTTGCAAGTTCATACATGTTATATGGTGGTGTGATTACGTCAAATAGACCGTATCCATTTCTGTATACCGTTCCAGGATTAAGAGCCTTTGATCCAGCATCTACTCCAGATGGAGTTGCATTTGCAGAATCTAGATATGCCTCATTTGGTGTTATCGCTTTGCTTACTTGTCTTGCTATACGACGACGGAAGTTTTGATCTAGACCAGAGTATTTTTGTAACTCTTCCCAGTTTTTATTAAATGGGTCACTTAAATTAAATTTACTTTCTTCTTCATCTTGAGTATTTAGGCTTGCTCTAACATACTGGAAGTTATCATCATCAGTCACTTTCGTACGCATCCCTTCCATGTGTTTTTAATGTTTTCTGTGCATCGGCAATAGCGCCTAAGTCATTAACATTTGGAATTAAACCTTGAATCATTCTATCTTTTTGTTCTGAATATTCTTCTTCTGATATTCTTGTTAGTCCCGCAACAAAGTGGGCTGTACCCTCTCCATCGTCACCATTAAATACTGCAGCCCTTTTAAGTTCTGCAATCTTTGATATGTCACCTTTTTGAGCGGGAATGTTTAATACGGAGCCAGTACCGTCAGTAAACCATTTTCCGTTTGACTTCTTGTATACATAGAGACCCCAGTCATAGTGCTTATCAATAACCTTACGTCGTACATTTTCAACAATTGGTTTGCCAGTTTTTGGGCTAAATAAAGAATCCATAACCACAAGTATACCAGATTACACTGGTGAGCCTACAGATATTGACCATGTGGTATCGTTATAGATTTTCATTTTGTCTGCATCAAAAATCATACCTGACTCATCATCAATAATAATCTTATTAGTTCCAATGTAGGTTTTATATACATCTTGAGCGTTAACTCCATATAGGGCTGAGGCAGAAATAACTAGAACGCCCTCCCAAGTATAGTTGTTGAGCCAGAAGGACCAATTTCTATTCGTAATTCCTTCTTGCTTAACCTTAAGCCATTGTCTATTAATTTTAGACTGTAACTGTTGAAGGTTATTGGCTTGATAGTATGCAATATTATTAAATAATGCTGGACTATTTAGATTAATTGATCCTATGAATAAGTCAAAATTTATTGATTCTCCAAAGTTAACGCCAAGGGCTGACCATTCTTTAATTGTTAATACTGGCTCTCTTACAAGATTTCCATTAAGGTAGTAGGATATTCCCTGAAAATCTGAGTTATCTGATTTATTTTTAGCATATACCCTACCACGCTGACCAGTTTCATCATTTGCTACAACAAAGAAAACAATAGTATCTGCCTTATGTCTTATTTCAAATAGAGGGATTGGAGTTACTGTAAATGATTCTTGATCATATCTTATCCAAGATTGCATTGCGCTTACTCTATAATTTTCTGCAAGAGACTGATTAATTGGCATTGAAATTCCACGATCAAAGTTTGAGTCAAAATCTCCACGAACCTGTATTCCAGATGTTCTGTTTATATATAGGTATGGGGTGCTTCCCTTATAAATGCTAAATGGATTTTTTGACTTATAATCATAATACAATCCAGAGCGCTTGTATGGAAATAGATCTGTTCCAAACCTTGTTCCTACTGGATTAAATGAGTTATCATTTAGTGCTTGCGACGCAAGTTCAAGTTTTCTTAGCAATATTGGTTTTGTCAATATTCCACGAATATTAAAATCAAGGTGATATACAATTGCTAAACTATTAAAATCAATATCTTTTCTTGGATAAATTATTGTATTATCAACAACCTCAAACTTTGTTGTTGACCAAGAAGCGTAGTTAGAAACATCAATTACAGAATTTTCTTTTGCAGAAACGGTTGTTGTAAAACTATCCTGTGACGTGTTTGCTCCATCAGCAATATACTGAAAGGTAATATAACTTCTAATTGCTGAATTCTCAGTATTATATTCATAATATTTTAATGCTTTTTCTTTAAGATCTTGATAGTTGTTCCAACCAGTAAGCAGTGAGTTGTCTAGTTGTTGATATGTTTTTTGAGTTGGTAGCGAGTATGAATTAAGTAATTCTTCGTATGTCCAAGACCCAGTTGTTTCTACTTCAAGCAAACTTGGTGGTGATGGATATCCAATATTAAACTGTAAAAAGTCTAAATCGTAAAAAGAATTTCCAATATCATTTTGAACATATTGAGCAAAATAAGAAAGTGGCATATAATCTTCCCAATATCCAGAAACCCCTATATCTAAGAATAAACTACCATAAGCGTATGTTGGCAATAGAGTATAACTTGCTGTATGTGATAATAATGCTAATGCATTCTCAGATGACTCAATCCCACTACCCGTATAAGTATCGATTGTAGCAATTCCATTATCATCAAAATAACTAGATATTGAGTTTGAATTTAATTCTGTTGAAAATCCAATAGAAAAGATATACCCCTTAAAGGTTTTAGATCCAGAGTTATCTCCACCAACATAAAGGCTTAAGGAGTTTTGATTACCAAAGAATGTTGCAAGATTTCCACCAAAGGTGTTTACAAGTGTTTTAATATTAATTCCAGCAGCAAAAAGTTCTTCAACCTCAAAAGGATCTGTACGATATATCTCTTGAGATATTCCTGAATAATATAAAGAGTACACAATCTCTAATCCATCTACGTTAATAGAAAAGTAGTTTCCTGTACTTTGATTATATATCTTAAATAGTACTTCTTCTGCTTCGTCTGTTCCACTACCCTGGTTATTTACCTGAAATACTCCATACAAAGATGTAACCTGTGAGTTTAAAATATTAAAGTTTCCAAAGTTAATGTATGCACCATCATTATTCCAAGTTGAGTCTGGATTTAATGATATAAAGTGAGCATCTGTTCCTAAGTCTCCACTAGAAAGATTTTGATATAGAGTATCTGAGTCATCATAGAGTTCTTGCAATGTTTTTGTTCCAGTAAATATTGTTGGTAAGGAATACTGAGGAGTTGTTAGCGCTGTTGCAGTTGTTGAAAGATTGTCAAATGTTCCCTGTTGCCATTGTGCAAAATCTGGGTAGTTATAGTTTGCTGTGTAGTCTGCAAAAGAGTAGTCTATAAAAGCAGAAGTTCCACTATATGCAGAATCAATACTTTCTGATGACCCCACACCCTGGCCATAAACATATCTTCTTTTTGCTACAACATTTGGCACCTGATATGAGTATATGGCTACACAGTCAATTTCTATTGGATTAACATTATTATAAGCATAAAAGCCAAGCCAATCTTCTCCAGTTATTTCTGGCAAAGATATAGATGATGTAACAAAGTCTAAAGATATTACCTGTTCTCCATTAATCAATATAGTAGCATTATCAGTAATTAACCTAATGTGAATTAACATTGGTCTAAACCATTCCCCAACAAAATGAGAACTAAATTTCCCTCCAATTAAAAGAGTTAAGAATCCACCTTCTACATATAACCCATCTTCACTTGCAATTGGTCCAAAAATTCTTTTAGGTTCATTAGAATCTGAATTTATTCTTGCCCAAAACTCTATAGTATAGTCGCTATGTCTTCCATTTTCATGTAAAAATCCTTTACCAGGAAATATAAATGAAGGGTCTCCACCTGTATTTGGTGAAAGTTTTGTAACATTTGAAGCACCAAAAACTAAAGGAACTCCCGTATTTTTTGCTGTTAAAGAGTTATTATCTACAAGGTAATATCCAGTATCCGATGATATTCCATATGCTGGTGCTGGAATTACATTGCTATTAGTGGTTAATTCAATTTCTGCTGGGAAAGTTTGTGGATATATACCTAAAGAAACTACATTAAATTCTTCAGACCACTGACCCAAAGATATTCCATTAAAATAAAACTCATAATCATTTATGTTATCTCCACCAACATTTGTAACTATCTTTATGACTATTTTAAAGTTTGTACTTTCATTTGGAATCTCAAATGTTTCAGATATAAAGCCCCATTGATTTGATATTGATGTATTAAATGTTTTTAAGTTTTGCACAACCTGTGAAGTTGTAGTATCTGTATATTCATATCCGATAGATATTGAATCTAGATAGACACTTCCAGAATAAAAATGTGTTCCAATGCAAAATGTTCCAAGACCTAAGTCTAAATCTTGAAAATTCATTATTTCTGGGCTTTTTAGTATTGCTTCATTAGTTGATCCAACTGGTATATCACAACTAACTTTTGTAGTATAACTATCTAAAAATGGTTCTCCAGTTAACCCAGTACCTGCAGAAAAGGTACAACCTGTTTCTTCCCAGAGCGTAAGTATGTTTCTTTGAGCCTCTGAAATAAGGCTAACATAATCAAGTTTATCATCTAGTGCCCAAAGAGCCATTGGGTGTTCACTAAACACCTTTTCTGCATATAAGTTTGATGGGCTAGACATTATTCTCCTATACCCTTATTATAGCAGGATAGGAGTTAATATAATTTAATCTCGCAAGCATCAGTTGAACAGTATTTCTCAGACTCAGCATCTAAGTTATCTTTACCATCATAAATTGCAGACCAATCAATTTTTCCAATTGTTCCAACATAAGCATTATATTCTTCTCTTGAAATCTCACTATATGGTTGCTGCGGATAAGTCTTATTCCCCATTGGAAGAAAAGATACAGCCTTTAATTGTCCTTCATACATGTTCAATGCTGGAGCAATAAACTGTTTTTCTGTTTCATTGTCAAATGATAGGGTTACAGAAACACCATTATCTGACCAGTATTTTTGAGCAGTTGCTGCCAAACCAATCTTCTCAAATAGACTTACTTGCTTTTCTGCACGTTTATGTCCAGATGCTACTGGGAAATAAACTACTGATGTATTTGCCGATACAAGGTCATCTTCAATTTTATACCCCGCTGCTTTAAATAAATGCAGCATTGGATCTGTATTTCCAAAACGAATAGCACGAAGATAAAATTCTCCACCAGGACCCCAGTGAACTCCAGGAGTTGCTCCAGAAAGAAGTGATACAGATCCTGAAGGTTTAACTGTGGTTACACGAACCGACTCACGAACACATAGCCACTCAGAATACTTATGATCATAATGACGAATCTTTTGATACCCCTCATCCATCCACTCACGCAATGCTGGAAGCCCACTATTGTCAGCAAAAGAAGCAATGCCTGTAAGCGATGTTCCGATACGACGGTTTCTTTGCATAATACCGTTTGTCTGCTGCCAATGTGTTGGCATTAATGTTACAGTCTTTCCGTAAAGGTATGCAAACTTCAATGTCTTGAGGAAATCCTCCTTAGATTCATGACGGTTTAAGTGCACCTCTACAAGTGTGCAAAGTTCGTATGATTCTAATGGCTGCTCCGCACAAGGATTGAATCCCATGATTCTGGAATCTTTATAGTCTGGTGCATCTTTTAATCTACCGTAATCTCTAGCAACATCAAGCCAGATAAACCCTGGCTCTCCATTATCTGCAATTAAATCTACATAGTCTTCATATTTTGTTCCAACTGTTGCTGAAATAGAATTGTTTGACATCCAAGCCCATCCTGGTTTTTCTGGGTCATAGGAGTTACGATCTGGAAATACTTCTGGATTCTTAAGATTAATAAAGCCTTCATCTTCTGGTGTTCCAAGTGCAAGAGTTGCAGAACGACGAACATTTCCTGATACCACACAGGTACCAATAAGATTAACAATATCAACAATAGCACGGCTATCTAGCAGTTCTCCAGCCCTAGAGCCAATTACATTTCTGATACGGTTATGTAGATCAATAAGTGGTGCTGGACCGCTTGCTACCCCTCCAAAGCCTTTAATTGGGGCTCCTAGAGGACGGATAAGGTCATAGTTAAACTGTTGAATGGGTTGATTTTGACGAAGAAAAGAATTGACTAAAAGACGAACTGATTCAACCCAGCCTTCACGAGTATCTGGAATCTCATAAATAGATGCTGGCTCAGTGGGTGCATAGATATACATCTGCTTGTCTTGTCCAAGGGTATCAAATCCAACTCCAATACCCAACATTAATGCATCCATTACCCAAGCAAATAAAGCACCAGGGTCATTACGATCAATGTCTCTTGTTGAAACCATTGCACAGTTTTGAAGGGATGCTGAGTTACGCTTTTCCATAGTCATAGGTGTTCCAAATGCCCATAGCCCACGACCTGGTGGTGTCCACTTTAATTCAAACATTCTTTGGAATGCTTCTTGTGCAGACTTCTGAGCCTTATTATCATTCCATGGCAAACGATTGTCTTTAGCATGGTTCTTTTGAACTGAATACATACCCTCAATTACACGACGACAAACCTCATGCCAACGCTCTTTTGTACCGTCTTCTTTAACACGAGAATATGTACGAATAAATGTAATTTCTCCTAATGAGTTAGATCCAGCATCTGAGAATCCAAATGGTGCTGGAACATTATTATATTTATTTACAAAATCTTCTGATAGACGAAACGAAAAAACTTCTGACATTTATTTACCTTTCTAAGCAAATTTATATGAGTACTTTGATTTTTCCAAAGTGGTCTTAAGTATATCACAAATTTACAAAGAAAAAAACTCCACTTTATGCGGAGTTTTAATTCTTTAACTATAAAGTTAAGGTTTAGTACTTTTGTTTTTAGAAAGCACCCATAATTTGCATTGTTTCAATATCAACTTCATATCCATCAGCATCAAGTGTTGTAAATTGATCTGAGCGAATCTTTGTAAGTCCAACAATTGTTGTAACTGTTGCACCAGAGGCAATTGATGTTGAACCAAGTGTTGGTGCTGAGTATCCTGTTACGGTACCCCAAGAAAGTGTTCCTGAGCCATCATTTGTAAGATACTTACCTGAGTTTGATGCTTGATCTGGAAGAAGTGCTGTTGCTGCAGCCATTGCTGTAGTTTGACCTGTACCACCATTTGCTATTGCAATTGTTGTACCAGTCCATGTACCAGAAGTGATTGTTCCTACAGATGTAAGAGAAGAGGCTGTAACTCCAGAACCAAGTGTTGTACCTGAAAGAACTGATGTGCCATTAATTTTATATACTTTACCAGTTAGCAGATTGAAGTCTTCTGATGAAGTCCAGGCATCTGTAGCATCTACCCAGTTTAGTGTCTTATCTGTTAAGCCCTTTAATGTGATACCGCCACCATCAGCACTTTCATCTGATGGAGTTGTTACATCTGCAAGAACGATATTCTTATCTTCAACAACTAGGTTGGTTGAGTTGATGTTTGTTGTGGTTCCGTTAACAGTTAGGTTGCCAGAAATTGTCAAGTTAACTGCTGTTGCATCTCCAGTAAGTGCTGGGCCTGCTAGAGGAGCCTTAGCATCCATCTGTGTCTGGATTGCTGAAGTAACACCATTTAGGTAGCCAATTTCTGTGTCAGATACATCTGCAACTCTAAGTTGAACTGTTCCTTCGGCATCAGGAAATGTAATAGTACGATCAGCAGTAGGATCTGTAACGGCAAGAGTAGTCTCAAACGCATTTGCGGTAGCGCCTTCAAATGTAATACTTGAACCAAAGGCAGGGTTAACTGTAGAGTTAATATCAGAGAAGTAGTCTAGGTTTGCCCAGTAGGATACTCCATCACCAATCTTAAATTTATTTGTGTCTGACTCCCAGCCGATTTCTCCAGCATTTAGGATTGGACCATCACCTGCGTTAGAAGATATCCACTGTGATGCGGTACCTCTACGCTGTTGCATTCTTGTTGCCATTATTTACTCCTCCATAGGTGTATAGTCATATTATAACAGATTTTTAGTTAAACACTTCTGTTGCAATTCCGCCATCATATGTGGCAGCCCAACTGTTAGTGTTATAAAATCCAGCATCTTCTTCAGAGCCAGCCTCGTTATAAAATCCTGCATCTTTAAATGTACTTACAATAAGTCCTGTTCCACCAATTGCTGTATCGTGAATGTGCTGTTGAAGTTCAAGAGTATCTTGAAGTAATGCTGTTGTATTCCATTGACCATTGTAATGAAATAAAAGTCTGTTATTCTGTGTATCAATAAAAAGTTCACCATTTGATGAATTTTCTGCGCTGGGGGCTGTAGAGCCTGATGCTACAACAAGTTCTCTATTATCTACATAGAGTTTTGTTGCTGCGTGTGTATTTTCAGTTGGGGTGCCAACTACGACTGCTTGACCAAAAGTACCGCCTTCGGCTACATTAAGCCCATGCTTTACTTTAAAGTCTTTATTTACTGTTGCCATAGTTGACTCCCGTCCCTAAATTATGCTTCGATATAAGTCTTGTGAACTTTAACAGAAGTATCTGCTGATGCTCCAGTTACCTGAAGAAGAACATTTCCTGAAGAATAAACTGCATTTGTTGTTCCTAGTTCAGCGTTGCTAATTATATCAGCGTACTCTGTTACGTAAACATCATTGGTTCCGTTAACTGCAACAAGCATTTCAATTACTTCAATGTCATTACCCTTTTTCATTTGGATAATGTACTTAGCAGCAGTGTATGTTGTTGCTGAGAATGTATCAATTGTAGTTGCTGATGTTCCAGCAGTTGCTAGAGCAGAACCAACAAGAGCATCTGCAAAAGCAATGCTTGTCGCTGCTGCTGCACCAAGTGTTGGTGTAGTAAAGGTTGGACTATCAGTAAATGCTACTGTTCCAGTTCCTGCTTCATCGGTTAATGCTGCTGCAAGGTTTGCAGAAGATGGAGTTCCAAGGAATGTTGCAATACCTGTTCCAAGTGATGTTATTCCAGTACCTCCGTTAGCAACAGGAAGTGTTCCTGTAACTCCAGTAGTTAAAGAAACATTTGTAATAGTATTACTTGAACCATTAATAGTTTTGTTAGTAAGGGTTTGAGTTCCATCGTTTGTTGTTACAGTTGAATCAATATCAAGAGTGTTTCCAGTCTTGTCTAATCCTGTACCCGCAACAATTTGTCCAAGACCAGTAAACTGTGTAAAGACAAGTGCTGTAGTGCCAATTGTAACTGCACCGTTATTTGTTAATGTAAATCCTGAGTCAGCGTTTACTGTTCCTTGCTCTACGAATACCGCAAAGTTTGCAGTTACTTCTGCACCCTCATCTGCATCTGTAGAACGATCTGGAGCACCAGATGCCTTAACTACATAGATACCATTTTGTGAACCAGTTGACTGATCCTTAACAAGAACACGATCTCCAGTAGCAAGAGTTACACCGTCAAGTGTGTCTCCATTTTCAAGATCTGAGGCAAGTGTTACGTTTGCAGTTGTTGCTGCCTTTACAGATGCCTTCCAGTCAATTCCTTGAACTGTTGTGTCTACATAAGACTTTGTTGCTGCATCTGTTCCATCAGTTGGTGTTCCAAGACCTGTGATCTTGTTTGTACCCATTGCAATTGCGCCAGTCATTGTTCCACCAGCAAGGGCTAGTTTCTCACCAAGCGATGTTGTTAAACCATCAATTTTAGATTGAGCAATTGCTGCTGATGCATTAATATCAGCGTTTACAATTGTGCCATCTAGAATCTTTGCTGAAGTTACTGCTCCGTCTGCAATTTTTGCTTCTGTTACTGCGCCGTTTACAATCTTTGCTGTTTCTACAGAATCTGAAGCAAGTTTAGCAGCAGTTACGTTAGCATCTTTAATCTTTAATGTTTCAACTGCATCTGTAGCAAGTTTTGCTGCTGTAACTGCACTGTCTGCAATTTCGGCTGTATTTACTGCTGAATCTGCAATCTTAGCGTTTGTAACTGAGTTTGCAGCAAGTTTTGCATCTGTTACGTTTGCATCAAGAATCTTTGCAGTTGTAACTGAGTCTGAAGCCAACTTTGCTGCTGTAACGTTTGAATCTACAATCTTTGCTGTCTCTACAGAGTCTGCAGCAAGTTTAGCAGCAGTCACTGCTGCATTTACGATCTTTGCTGTTTCTACAGAATCTGTAGCAAGTTTTGCTGCAGTTACGTTAGCGTCTGTAATTTTTACAGTAGTTACTGAATCTGAAGCAAGCATTGTTGCTGTAACTGTACCAGTATCACCAGATGTAACTACAGTACCTGTTACGTTTGGAAGTGTAATTGTGCGGTCTGCTGTTGGATCTACTACTGTAAGAGTTGTCTCATAATCATTTGCTGTAGCACCTTCAAAAGTAATTGATGTATCAAATACACCAACTGCTGCAGGTGCTGCCCACTTAACTCCGCCTGTTTCAGCAGAGTCTGCAGTAAGGACATGTCCGTTCGTTCCAACGGCGACACGGGATACTGCATTATCTGCAGTACCAACTAGTAAATCACCTTTTGCATCTACAATCTTCTTTGTAAGAATATCGTGGCCTTCAACGGTTGCGGTTGCGCCCTCAACTACTAATCCAGCCTTTACTCTAAAATCTTTTGTTACTGTTGCCATTTATTATCTCCTTGGTTAAGCCTTCAAACCAGTACGCATGTAGCGCAAGGTAATCGGGGTCTGACCCACCACTGGAAGTACAGTTAGGTTAACTGTGCCTCCTGCCCTAGAGACGCTAATGGTGCCAATATTCCCATTGTTGTCTATTGTTCCATATTCACTAACATTATCATCTGTACCTGCTGGTATTATGGTTAACTCTGTTGTGAAAAATTTGTCTTCAGTACTCTTCTTTAATGTGACCACGTACTTAACGGATCTCCATTCTGAAGCGGTAAAATTATCAAAAATTGTGCTGTTCTCAATACCAGTGATTGTTACTTCATTGTTACCAGCAGTGCCAAGGTCTGTTGCCTGTGCTGCAGAAGTATCAATTAAGTCTACATAATCTTCTTGAGTTGGTCTATCACCTGTCTGAAACAGGGCTTTTACATTTGCTAATGATATTTTCGCCATGTCTGAATTATATCACATTGTTAAAGTATATAGTTAGAGAAACCAATTACTTGAACCCCAATTCCTGGGGGATTATCTTGACGGTAACCTTCAATTCCAATATTAGTTATTGTTAACCTAAACGGAAGAATATCTGTTACTGTAACTACTTTTGCATAATCTACTGATACAATTCCGCTAGATATTGGTGTTAGATCTGATACCGTGACTAATGGAGAAATTGTTGCTGCTGACATCATTAGCCCTAAAGCAATGTTTGATACTGTTGATGTTCCGTTTGATATATTTTCTGCGGTTATTGTTGGTTTTATTTCAGAAATTGTTGTGGTTGTTTGTATATCAGATATAACTACTCTTGCCATAAACTTTATGCCTGATCTGTTACTTCACCAAGCATGATCATTTCACCTTGGCATACTGTCCAAACACGATCACCATCTTCTAACTGAATATCAAAAACATCTCCAGTTCTTAACTGCTTTGACTGTGCTGCGGTTAGAGTTACTGTGAACTCTCCAATTTCGTCAAACTCTGTTTGTGTTGGAGTAATAGTAAAAAGTAAATCATCTCCAACGTTATCAGAATATCTTCTGAAGTCTCCTGTTATGTCCCATCCAGCAGTATCTCCAACAGATGTTGTGTCATAGTCTACGGGATTTCCAAGATCATCTTCTACATAAATTCTAAAAGAGGCTGTATCTCCAATTACACATGTCCAATTAATAAGAGGTGGCTTGTTGCCAATGTTGTATGTTGCAGATGGTGTTGGTTGAGGGTCTATTGACGACTCATCTGGGTTTCTATATGTGGCCATTGTTAAATTATACCATTAAGCAAGTCCATTTTTCAATGCCCCCCAGGTTCCGTTACCTTTTGGCTGGCCAACAATTATAATTCCAGTTGTTGCATTAGACTTTGCTACAACTGCTACAGCCCCTGAACCACCTGTTGGAATCGTGTCTGTAAGACCTCCACCATTTGCAACATATAGAATTTCTCCAGCGGTATATGAAGAAGTGTTGATTCCTTCAAATACTCCAGAGATAATTATTACTCCATTTGTATTATTTGAGATTGCTGCCTGGGTTATTCCCACTACTGGAAAGGTTGTTAAATCATCTGAGTCAGATTTTTCAATTAATGGCTTTGTTGTGTACCCTGAGATATATACAGGAGTTCCTTTTGCAATTGTTGCACCTGTTGTATTTCTAACTTCTAAAGAAATAAATGGAACACCAACATTAGATAGGACATCTTCTAATCGCTCTGCAAGTGACTGAATATCCTCATGAACATTTACAGGGTCACTTAAAACGGGATAAGGAAGATCATAAGT